TAGACGGATCTGGTGTTGCATCTATAGACGGAGTTGTTCAGGTTCTAGATTTATCAACTTTTGATAATACTTCAGCCGTAGCATTAAACACTATAATTTCAAATCTTAATGATCAAAAAATATCAGATGAAGGCGGAGAAGGCGGAACAGGTGATCTTCCAGGCGGCTGGACGGCTGAAAGTGTTGTTCTTGGCGGAAAAGATTATTTATCAATACGAACAAACAGCTATGGTAGAGATGCCAGACTAAGAGTTAAATCAGATGGAGCAGCTGCTCTTGAAGTATTTGAAATGGACACAAGCACAAAAGTTGGTGAAAGCCCTGTTAAGTCTAGTGCCGTTGATATAGATGGAGACCCTGCTGATACCGATGCCGACGTTGGTGGCATCATAGTTGGATTAGATAACACTAATATGTCTCAAATTACTTTTAGAATTTATGCTGATAGTACTGGAATTGAGGGCAATAGAACTCAGGTCAAGGTAATAAATAATGCCGAAGAAAATAATTTTTCTTTACAAGTTTACAATAATGGAGTTCAAGTAGAGTCTTGGGGACCTTTAACAAAAGACCCTGCAAGTAGATTCTATGTGGAATCTTATATAGCTCAAGTTTCTGACTTTATCAGAGTAAGCGATCTGACCGATGTAGACTCTCCTCCTCTAGATTCTTTAACCTACTCTCCATTGAATGGGGTTTATAGTCTTGGCGGAGGATCAGACGGCATACCTTCAGATCCAGAAAGACAAGATGAACTTATAATTGGAAATGATATTGGATATACCGGGATTTACTCCTTAAGCGAACCAGAACAAGTAGATATAGATTTAATTGCTGTTCCTGGTCATGGTAGCACTAATGTTGTTCAAGCTCTAATAAATCTTTGTCAATATGTTAGAACAGATTGTATGGCTATAATAGACCCTCCTTTTGGTCTAACAGTCAAAGAAATAGTTCAGTGGCAAAATGGCGTTCACCCACTAAATACTGATCGATTTGATAGTGACTTTGCGGCAATATACTGGCCTTGGTTGAAGATTAGAGATACTTTTAACAAACTTGATGTTTGGGTTCCACCAAGCGGATCAGTTCTTGCGACAATAGCAAACAGCGACAATATATCAGCTCCTTGGTTTGCTCCTGCAGGTACAACTAGAGGGATTGTGTCTAATGTCCTTGATGTTTATGCGAGGCCAACAAGCGAAGAGCGAGATCAGATGTATGGAAATAGAAATTGTGTCAATCCTATTATTCAATTTGTAGATACACAAGGATTCTTAATATTTGGTCAAAAGACACTTCAAAGAAGACCTACTGCTTTGGACAGAATCGGCGTAAGAAGAATGATGCTTTATGTAGAGAAAAGAATTAAAGTTGCTAGTAGAGACTTGTTATTTGAACCTAATGATGAAGTATTCAGAAATAGATTTATCTCTGTTGCCAATGGAATATTACAAGAGGTTCAGGTCGGCAGAGGAATTACAGAATTTGTAATAAAAGCTGATGCTGAGTTGAATACCCCGGATGTTATTGATAGAAATGAATTTAGAGCAAGAATAGGAATACAGCCTACCCGTGCAGCAGAATTTATATTTATTGAATTTAGCATTCACAGAACTGGAAGCTTTTCAGAAAATGCCGATACACTTTGATAATAAATAATACTTATAAGGAGAATTTAAAAAAATGATACCAGGAGCAAATACGGGATCCGGTCAAATGGGTTTAGGATCACATGCTAATAGCAACTCGTTTTATAAAAGAAAATATAGATGGACTTTTTCTTTGCAAACCCCATGTGGAGACGTTCCAGAAAACTTAGTTAAGATATCAAGTAGACCACAATTAACAGTAGATGAAACCACAATAGACTTTATGCATGGAAGAATGTATATTCCTGGTAAAGCCTACTGGGAAACAATGACGGTAAACTACTATGATATGGTTACTGGATCTGAGGATATTTCAAGACTATATTCTTGGTTAAGAACAATTTATGAGTTTGATAATCCAACTCTTTTAAGACAGTCTTCTATTAGAGGTGGAAATGGAACCAATGGATGGGGAGCAAATGCTGTTTTAACTCTATATGATGGGGTAGGAAATATAGCCGAAACTTGGAATATGGGTATGGTTTTCCCAACCAGTATTAATTTTGGAGACTTAGCCTATGATAGTAGTGATATTGTTGAAGTTGAATTAACACTAAGATATTCAACTGCTCAATATGTACCTGGAACATGCATGAAGCCAATAGGTGCATGTGCAATTGCTGGTTGTGGTGGTTGATAGTTAAAAAACAATAAGTCTAATTTAAAAAACGCAGAATCGAAAGGTTCTGCGTTTTTTTTTAAATATATCTACTAAATAACTATATGAATAGATCAGAAGTTGGAATGGGCTTTGATTATGGAAATAAAAGCCTGCTTAATGGGGACATTTTCTTTAAAAGAAAATATAGATGGATGTTTAATATTAAAGGTGTTTGTGGAGGATCGGACTCGACATCACCTTTATTGCCTCCTGGAAAAAGTGGTAGACCTAGCTTGTCTTTTAAAGAAATGGATGCACAGCATATTACAGAAACGGTATATTTTCCAGGTAAACCTGAGTGGAAGCCAATAAGTATAACTTTATATGATATTAAAACAAGATTTAATCCTGTAATTCAATGGATTAAAAAAATATATGAAGTTAGCGAAAAAGAAGTTTCTTGGAAACCTAGTGTGGAGAGTTCGTCTCCGCAGGCTTTCAAGAGAGAATGTTCGATAGATTTATATGATGGAGTAGGAAATATAGTCGAAGAATGGAAACTAGAAAATGTTTGGCCAATATCTATTGATTTTGGAGATCTAGACTTCAATAGCAGCGATATCTTGACTATAGACTTGCAGTTAAGATATGATAGGGCTTATTTTATAGAGCATCCTTGTAAAAAATCTGAAGCAAAGACAAAAGAACTTACCCGTGATACTAAGCCTTATGAAATTTGACTTAATAAAAATAATTTGTTATAATTAAAATTACACAAACAAAAGGAAACAATTGATGAAATCCAGTTTTTTAGAAATAATAGAAAGACAAGAATTGCTTCAAAAGCTGATTGATAATGGATTTGGAAAAGTAATAGATGCATTATTATTAAATGAAAATAAAGTATATACTAAAAAAGGAAGATTGAATAAGTCTGGTGCGTGCAGATTATTAAATTGTAAACCTAAGGAGCTTGAAGAGACTATGCAGAAATGTAGAGAAATACTTAGAAAAGAGATGGAAGGCTAAACTTCTTTAATGTTCCAAATACCGCCTTCTCCGGGGTCTGGATTAAATTCTTTATTCTTTTTATAAGAAGGCTTTCCTTTTAACTTGGTTATATCCCAAGGAGATTTTTCTCCAACAGTAAACTTGGGTGGTTTATCACCCTTGATATGCTTTATATTCCACATTCCTCCCTCTCCTTGATCTGGGATGAACTCTTTGTTCTTTTTATATGTTGGAGCACCTTTGATATGCTTTATATTCCACATTCCTCCCTCTCCATTGTTGGTAGCCATTCCATGCTTGTCAGGAGCTTTAGGAGTATCTTTTGGACCTTCCAATTTGCTTATGTCCCATAAGCCTTTATCGCCAGAGTTTAGATATTTATTCTGTAGTTTACGTGTTTTGAAATTATAAATTCTATCGTCTGCAGAGAAGTAAAAGATGGCATCAGCACTTCTTGTGATATACCATTGTGGTGGATAAAGTCCTATTCCCCCGTATCCTGTCGGGTATAATCCTGTTTTAGCTCCTGGATTGGAGCCTTCGTTTAATAGCCAGTCTTTAAAGTTCATTTTTTATGTTTTTTACGTCTATCTGGGTATTGTCTTCTAACACTTGCTCCTATTGGACGTAAAAACGGGGCTATATCTTTTGAAGTTGTAGCTCCAGGGCTACCTGAAATTGAAGCAGAAGTTGTTGCCGCTGGTGCGGCGGGGGCAGCGGCAACAACTTCTAACCATTTCTTAAAACTTATCATTTACTTTTCTTTTTGCTATATTTCTTTTTGCAAACTAAGTATTCTTTTAATGAAAGTTTATATTTTGATGTTTCTTTGTTTTTCTTTAAATGATCTTTGCAGTCTTTAAAAGAAGCGTTTGGCTTTTTCCCAAAGCAATCCTTCATGCATTTTTCAGCCATTGACTTCATATCATCACTTGAATCGGTTGAATCGGTTGAATCATCCTCAGAGTCTGTCTCTTCGTCATCAGAATCTTCAGAGTCTTCTTTTTTAGACTTTTTAGATTCAAATAATTCCTCATAAGCAGTAAAATTATCAGATATTCTGCTGTTTGGAGAAAATCCAACTTCACCTGGACCTGGTTCGTCACCTAAACCACTAAAGTGTCTAGCCGTTGGATCTCCCATTTGTCCGATTATGCTTCCCATCCAATCTTTTTCAGCAGAAGAAACAATAGAGTCTGAGTCTGTTGATTCATTCTTTTTCTTCTTGGCAGTTTTTTTCTTCTTTTTTAATATCTTAAAATCTTTTCCAGTTATTTTACCATCACCATCAGCATCTAATTTTTTCTGACCGCCTTTTAAAAACTTAGGTTTTTCTTCCATATCCTCATCCTCGTCCTCGTCTTCATCATCCTCGTCTTCATCCTCGTCTTCATCACCTTCATCCTCCTCATCCTCATCTTCATCGCCTTCATCCTCGTCCTCTTCTTCTTCACCTTCGTCTTCGTCTTCGTCTTCGTCTTCGTCTTCGTCTTCGTCTTCTTCCATATCATCTTTTTTAGCCTTAATTTTTTCTAAATCTACATCATCCTCGTCAGAAAACATCCCTTTGCATGATTTGCACGATTTGCAATTCTTTTTGCATCCACAATCTTTTTTCGAACCTGGTTTGTCTGCTTCGCTTGAAGGAGGTACTGTTTCTCCATCACCTGTGACGTCTACTTTAACTTTTTTCTTCCTTCTTCCTTCTTCAAAGTCTATTCCTTCAACACCGTTTGAAGAAATACCTAAAGATTGTGGTTGAGATAAACCCAAGGAAAAAGAACTAAAAACTGACTCATTTAATGATTTCCACTCTTTATAGCTAAGCATATTAAACCTCTTTTAAAAGTTAAAGTTTGAT